TCTGCATCTCCTTGTTGTTCTCCAAATAAGTCAGTGTACTTTTCAACAATTCGTTGCCTAAATTGTAAAAAAAAATAGTAGCACCTAGAACAGCATCTAAAGGAGCGTGTTTCATAACATCGGAATATGTTATTGAACCATTATATTTTTCTATTGAATATGTATGTTTAAACTTCTGGTCGATTGGTCTATATAACACAGCTATTGCTTTGTGCATATTATCCCAATCTCCTATGTATGTATCTAAATCTGTATATTCTCCAAATGATATTTCTTCTAAATTAGGAATGAATCCAAATTCAACTCCACCAAGTTTAAACGTTTGAACTAACTTATGTTCTTTAGAAAACATTGCACCAAGTCTATTAGTTATATCGTTAACTTCAGAATACTTAATTGTAGCAACATCTTTTAAATCTATATTACAAAATAATTGAACCATCTTTTGTTGCAAGAATTCTCCTTCAGGATTATTTTTAGCAATAGATAAAAACTTTTGATATTGTGATAACTTAATTTCGTTTAATTCAGTTGGTATGTTAATTTCTAACTTCATACAAATTTTTTATTAATAATAAAATAAAGTCATAATTGTATTAAACAAAAAAAGGTAGCCATCTCTGACTACCTAATTTCGACTATTAACCAAAATAATATTATTCTTTAACTTCTATTGATTTTAAATATAATTCATATCCTTTTATAAAACCATCTTTAAATGCTGATTCATAAAGATATGGTTCTTCATAATGTAACCACGCTTTATATGCTTCACTTTTTAATTCTTCTTCTGTCATAATGTTTTTGTTTTAAATGTTATACAAATATAATACTTATATTTTAAATAAAATACAATTAACAAATATTTAACTATTCAAATAAGCAGAAGCTATTAAATACATTTGCTGCATCTTTTTAATTTCGCCTACATTTCTTGGTAGATTAATCATTACTTCTACATTTTTTATATGATGTATGTAACATTGTATTGTAGCTATTATTTGTCCGTATGTCATAATTAATTTTGTTTTCTTAGTTTATATTTTGTATTTAAACAATATTCACATCTACATTTAAACGCTAATTCTTTATTCCATTTTGATTTTTTATTATATCTATCTTTTTTTATTGTTCTTGACATAATGTTTTTTTTACAAATATACAATTAATAGATAAAGTAATTACCTTTATTAGGGTTCTCTAATTGGCTCATTATAGCGTACCTCATAGCGTCTATTGCGTGGTTATATGCATCTATTGGTTTATTCATTTTAACTCCCGTTTTATCTGTTAACCATATATAGTTTCTTAATTCATTAATTAAGTTCTTGCTTCTTGACGTAACGTATATCTTATTTTGATTCATTAAATTAATACCATATATAATTGAATCTTTACCTTTTGATACTGGAAGTATATTGTGTCCGTATGTATTTAGTTCTGCTATTGATTTTGGTTCAGCACTATCGGCATATACTATATCGTTTACATCGTTTGCTTTTAATAGATTAGATATTTCGCTATTCAATAAACCTTTCTTGTAAATCAATTCATCAAATATATAAGCATCGTTATATTTATACATTGCTACTAAAGATGTAGGGTCGTTACTATATCCAAAGTCCATTCCATAACAAAGTATTCTAGCATCTGTTGGCATATCTATTTCATTCCAATCAGTTATACAAACTCCTTCTAATGAACCTGTTTGTCCAAGTCCATATACTTGCCACCAATTCGCCCAATATGTAGATGTTAATGCTTTAACCTTTGCTGATTCTATTTCTTTTACAATAGTATCTGATAAAGCTTCATTATCTAAATACGTTAATGTAATAAAGTCTACATTATCTTGTGTTAGTATTTCTCTATCAACCCAGAAAGTAGATGCTGGATTATAATCTAACCATATATCTCCTGAAGTTCTAATAGCCATTTGATAATATGAATCAAAGTCTATATTGTTACATTCGTTTACATATAAGATATTCCTTCTTGCACCACGTAATTTATCAGGTTGGTCTACAGAAAAGAATTCAATATAACTACCATTTGCAAACGTGTATTTTAAAGTGCTTTTATTAAAGTTAGCATCTGTATATCTACCAAGTGCCATTATAATCTTTAAGAAGTCTTTTAAAGCACCTCTACGTAAATGTGGTATTGATTCTGATACAACACTAATTTCTAAATAAGGTTCTTTAATTGCTTTGTCAATAAGCAAAGGAAGTATTCCAAATGTTTTACCAGCTGATGTACCACCTCGTACGACCTTAATACGTTGCTTTAAACGTAATAACTTCTTGATTGCAGTAGTTAATATAAACTCCATAAGATAACGTCTTAAATGATATCTAAATCATCTATATTAAATATAGGTTGCTCATTAGTTACTGTTATGTCTTTTGTTTCTCTTGGTTTACCTGCATAGTAATTATAGAATAGTTGTGTGAATTTAAAGTCTCCATTCTCTAATCCTTTTTCTAATGCCATAAATGCTAAAGGTTCTAATACAGATAACTTTTCTATTAATTGAACTTCTTCTGCTTTTGATTTACGACCTGCATTTTCTCTTTTGCCTCCGTAATTAGTTTTGTTTTCCATCTTGAAATAATTTGATTATTCAATTTAAAAATAAACATTTTTGTTTATTGTTTATCAGACTTACTAATTAAGTAATACCAAAACCAAATTAATTTAGGTCTTATAAATTCGTACGATAATAATATTAATACATATTTCATAATGTTATTGTTTATATAGTTTACCAAGTTCAATAGATATTTCTTTCCATCCTTCTACTTCTTGTTTTATATATCCTGCTACAGTGAATCTATTATATTCTTTTGAATATTTATTGAATAGTATTATTGCTCTTTCTTTGTGTGTCATAAGTTTATTTGTGTTTTCATTGTTGGACAACTCATTTTATGTACTCCATCTTTTTGGTGGCAATATTTACAAGCCCCATTATTCCAAAACATATCACAATTAAAAGCATCTTCTTCGCGATTAAAAGAACCGTATGATTGCCAGTATTCTGAAGCAGGTGCCGTGAATCTATAACAAAAATCTTTTGAAGGACATAGTTTATCATTACATTTAGATATATCTGCCATCTTTATAGTTTTATGTTAGTATTCATTTTATAAAAAGCCTCTAGTCTATCTATTATTATTTGTTGTTGTTTCATTCCTTCATATTGTTCCATTAAGCTATTTAATTTGTTTATTGTTTTGTTTTCATATTTTGGTTTTTGTTCTAATTCTTTTATTTGTTTTGTCAAAGATACGTTATTAAATCTTAAGTTGTACAATTCATTTTGTTCTTCTGTATTATTTGATTGTTCTACTTCTATAAAGTTACTTAATATTTTGTTTCTTAAATGCTTTAACTCAGGATTTGATTTCTCGTATATGTTATACATTCTTAATGCGTGTATAATAGTTGCGTGATTAAGTTCTAATGTATCTCCTATTCCTTGAAAGGTTTTATTTGGATATAATTGTTTTAGTATTGAACAGTATAAACTTCTTGCTTCTACTGTTTCTCTTTTACGTGTTCTTACGTTTATGTTTGTATCTGTTTCTGTTTGTATTATTTCTTTTAATCTTTCTGTTATTTCCATTTTATTTTTATTTTTTGTTTGTTTTTAATTAAATCTGTTAGTACATTAAAACTTATTATTTCTAATGCTAAATGTATTCCTTGACATTCTTCATATAATTCTAAATCTTCATAGTGTTTTAGTATATTTCTTACTTGTTTTAAAGTTGTTCCTTGTTCTATTTCATATAAAGTTAGATTATAATGGTCTATTGCTTTATCGTTCATATAGTAAAAATTCTTTTGTTGGTATTAAAATAGCTTTTGAAGTATTATTATCTCCCATTAATTTTATATTTCCTAATTTATAATATTTTCTACAAATATCTTTTAATCTATTTGTTTTTATTATAATTATTATTTCATCTTTGTAACCTCCAGAAAATATAATTGCCCAATATTCTGCTTCTGTTTTTGATATTCCTGATGGTTTATCTCTACTCTCATATTCTATTGCTATATTACCACTTTTATATATCCAACTATCACGTTTAACTTCTATTGTTTTAAAATTTAATATATTTTCTAATAGTTGTTCTCCTATTTGTCCTGTTTTTAAATCATATCTAAAGTCATTACAATGTTCCATTATTTTTTATATTTATCATTTAATATCATAGGCGTAGTATTAATCCATTTAATTGAATGATGTAGCCTTGTATTCTTTGAGTTCATCATAGATACTTTAACCGAACTTGGTTGCATCATAACACTATGAAAAGACTTTACATAAGTTCCACTTAAAGCATATTCATCTGACATTCCTCCTTTATTACTTTGAGTATCTCCTTGAGATAGGTTTATATTTGTAAATGTAAAAAATAATTCACCTCTACTACCAAGTGTTGTATATGTGTTTACATCTTCATTTATACTTCCAATAAATTGAAAAGGTCTCTCGGTTGAGCATAAAAAACTATTCATAGCTTTTCTCTTTAATTTTATACCACTAAATCCACCAATATGGTCTCCACCTTGAGAAAAGCAAATAGATAGAATATTACAGCTTTTATAATATTTAAGCATTATATCAAAAACCTTATTAAGATTATTTATTTTTCTCTCTCCTTCAATGTATCTATAACCAAGAGAATAGTAATCATCATCAAATTGAATAAAGTAAGTTATACCTAATTCTTTTGCTAATTCAAAGCAATAATTTCTTGCGTGTATAATTACTTTTCTATTATCAAAATTATTTCCCTCATCAATTTTATCAGCCATTGATTTTTTAC